GTTTGCGTTACTGCCACTTCTGAGCCGTAAATAGCCGCAATCAGATAGCCGATTGATTGCTTTGTTGCTTCAAAGCTCAGCTCGGCCGTCAACTCTTTGCCGTCCTGCACTTGGTTTGACGGGTTAAAGTCTAGGCTAACCTCCGCCGATTGGGTGTAGCTAATCGCCTTTAGTAACCGGCCCTCTGTCCGGCGAAATGGAGTAAATACAGGGTTTGCATCAACTGCGCCCTGGTTCGTTTGCGGCGATAAATAAAACCGCCAATCCCCGCCGCTTAGCTGGCGGTCAGTCACTACAGTAGCCATTTAATAGCCCTCACAATAAAAGTTAATGTTAACCTGATAGCCAAGCCACGGGTCATCTTCGATTTTAGCAGCAACCGCTTCAAAAGTCTTTACGTTGCCAAATTCAGTGTTTTCAAATAAAGCTGTCACGGTATCGCAGATAGTTTGGTTAGTGTTAATGCCGCTGCCTTTTGGCGTGAATACGTCAACAACAATCAGCCCTTGCCTGCGCACCCACGTACCGCCGCCATTGCCCTCGTTGGTTGACGTTAGCGGGATGACAGACAATCGCACCCACGGCTGCCCGGATGCGTCCGGTATCTGTTGCAGCGTAGCCCAATCGACCATTGCAACGTTAGGCAATACCAGACCTTTAACGCCGGTTATACGGTTAGTGCGCAATCTTGCCGCGATATTCTTAATCGCCTCCGACATTCTCTTATCTGCCACTTACCGCCTCCGCGATTGATTGTTCGACAAATTTAGCTGGAGCCTGCAAGCTGTAGCCGTCATTTAGCCGACCGATGTAGGGCAAGTTGTTTACTATCCACAGGTCTGGCAGCGCTTGCTTTGGATATTGACCGATTACGGATAAACCAGCCGATTGCGCCAGTCCTGCCGATGCCGATGCGCCCGGCGCTGCGGTTGGTGTATCACTCGGCGCAGTCTGGATGCCAACCAGCCAAGCTGATGTTGCAAGCCCTGTGTCTTTTGGCGTTTTCAGTGTCACGCCTTGCAACACATTAAAGCCAACTTTGCGCACCTCTTGCGATATGTCGGCCATCAGCTCGTCTTTGATTGATAGCTCAAAGCGTGCCATTACAGCGCCCTCAGTATAAGTTTAATTGCAGCATCTGCTGCGTCTTGCATAACGTCAATAATTTGACTCATAAGTACCTGCAAACAATTATCACTGCAGCAATGTCTTTTGGGTTATTCCCGTTCCCATCAGATGAATCGGTCGCTTTTGAGATAATTTGCACGCCCACGCCCTTGAATTTGCACTGCATGCCAATCTGCGGCTCAAAATAAGCGCCACCAACGGTTTCGCCCCTTGGGTTTATAGTTAGGTTAAAATCTCCAGACTGTATAAGCTGATTTTGAAACTGCTTATACTTAAGGTTGGACTTTATTGCATTTATTGTGTAACTAGCCCCTGCCGCAAATGTTTCAGTGATTGGGTTGTACGCGCCGCCTGCCTCGCAGTAAAAGTCGCCGCCGAAACCTGAAAACTCTTCTGTTAGCTCGTTAGCTAAATCTCTAAACTCTTGCGGGTCAGTAGCCATTAAGACTTCCTCAACCCGGCACCGGAACTAGCAAGCCACGGGCGTAGCAGTAAATCAAGCTCAGGTGCTCTCGGCTTCCATGTTGGCTGACTGCCTGCAACATAACTAACTGACTTTGAGCCAACGCCGTCTAATGACTTGCTTTCTGATTCGACAAGACCGCCGGTTAGTGCTGCCGGGTCAAGCGTTAACCGCCCCGCCTGTTGCAGCTCAACGGCTTTCAGTGCGCCGCGCTCGATGTCAGCAATGGTAACCTGGTCTGTCGGCAGTTGCGGGTAAGCCTGCTGCGGCGTGCCTTTGAAAATATAATAGGTGTCGATAAAGTCAGCTGACTTAATGATGTCAGCGTCAATGGTGGTAAAGTTAATCGTGATACCACGCGCTTCGGCGTAGGCTTCGTATTGACCGGCTGTGACATAGCTCATAATTCGCCCCGCTTATGCTTTTGATACCACGCCCATACAATGAAGCCGCGCTCAACAATTAGCAGCATAATGGCGATATATGACAGTGTGCTCATCCAAGGCCAATTAATAAACCAGTCTGTTGCGTCTTTAATCCAGCCGCCAGCAGGTGTATGCGATACAGCAGATGTGCCGCCGACCACTGCAACTAGCTTACTTGTCATCGTGTGGCTGTATTCTGTTATTGCGTTTGCAAGCTCGTTGCGCGTCAGCATCGCGATTTACCCTGATAATTGATTGAACACGAATAAAGCAATTATAGCCCAATGCGCCGACTATTAACAAGGCGGCTAAGTCTCCCAGCAATCCTAGCAAAGTTAAGCCCTCCGCCCTGAAATAATACCATAGCGATGTACGCATTGAGCATAATCACAAGATACGGCATAACGTCATAATAAACCGTTGAAACATCAAGATAAGTATAAAGTAATTCATCGGCAGAGCCTACCCAATAAAGTGAACCGGAAGCAAGAAGCGGGTTTCTAAGATAATCAGGAGTGCAGCGCGTGATTGACAGCGCAAAGCAAAACGATGCAATAATAGAATGCCTGGTAATGTCCGGCAGTGGCGCGTAAATAAAACAATCTATCAGCAAAACAAGAAGCGGCAGTAACGCCGCTTTATTTCTTAGCGATAGCGCCAGCCACAAGGCGGCAAGCGCATAATCAATCGCTATCATTTCTTGCTTGTTTTACCGCCGCCGCTGGTGCGTGGCTTTTTCTTTGGACTGCCTGCCATGATTAACTCCTTAGCTGATGGAGGTTAAAGTATAGCACTGGTCAGAGCAGTTATCAGAAAATTCTGTGGTAGGGTGGCTGTGTCTGTAGCAACTGAGGGATTTAAAATGCAGGTTTACACAAAACAACAAGCCGCAAGGCTAAAGCTAATCAAAGAGGCGGCTGCAAAGGTCGCGGCAGAGCGTAAATTGGCGGCGCGTAGGAAAATTGAGGAGATTAAAAATGCAAGAGTGGATTAGTGTTGACGATAGATTACCTGAGAAATGCTGCGCGGTTCTTGTTTATGTTGAGACTCACGGTGTTAAGATAGCATGGATAGATAAATCCGGATGGCTTTCTAATTCCTTGTGTTGGTGGTTTGAAAATGAATCGGATAACGAATGCGAGCTTGACGATTACATAACCCACTGGATGCCACTACCGGAGCCGCCGAAATGACACAACAATACCTATCAGCAATAGCTGAGCTGTTTAAACTGGCTGCAATGTACGACGATCCAGCCGCGGTTGGCCACCTGAGCGAGTTTCTGGAGTTATCACTTGAGCCAGTCGAGCAGCTAGTCTACTGGATGAATAACAAGCGAGCAATGACGTGGAATTGCGATACCTTGACGGTGCAAACGATTGAAGAGTATTTGGCGGAGAGGGTTAAACAATGAATAAGCAAGATTTGATAGATAAGCTGGTTGATGAATTAAATGGTGTTTGGCCTGCGCATTGGGTAACTGCTGTTTACGATGTGAAATCGGGGCGCGTTTCAAGCTGGCCGCCGCGACGCAATGCAGAGACGCTTGAGCATTTATGCACTCCTGAAGAATTTGAACAACGCGCCCGCGAACTTGGATGGATTAATGGCTATAAATGGGGTGTTGAATATCCTACTAATGGCAAGAAGCCTGATTTGCCTGGGGATATTGTTGTGGAATTTTTGCATAGTGGAAATTGTAGAATGATTGAATTGCTGCCGCTTAAATCTTGGTCTTGGGATGTATCAACAGCATTTCGCATAGTAGACGAGCGCTACAAGCCAGTAGAGCAACCATTAGGAAATTCCGAACAGTTGAATAACTCATGGCATGACCGTGGAGAGTTGCCGCCTGTGGGCTGGAAAGGGGAATACAAACCATTCTGGCACGCTTGCGAGGTGGTTGCTTACCATGATGGTTTTGCTGTGGTTTGGGACGCTCACGACTTGGAGTACTTTAGAACGAGCAAACCTGAGATATTCCGCCCAATAAAATCTGAGCGTGAGAAGTTTCACGATTCAGCTTTAGAGCTTTACGATGACAACGCACAAGTTTGGCTAGACTCCATGTTTAACGCAGGCTTCCGCGCCCCTGAATAGAAAAAGCCCCTTATCGGGGCTTTGTTTTACGCTGAGCCGGTTTAACTTCTGGCTCTTTATGTTCGTCTGGCGCAAAGCGTGCATCCAAAATCTTGTAACCCTGTGCGCGTAACTCTGCTTTGCGCTCAGGGCTGACAGGATGCTTTTCGTATGCAATCTTATCAGCCATGATTTACCCCTTATGCCTGGCTAGTAACAGTCAGCACGCCAGCGGTGTGCTTGATGTCGGTTGCCACTTTGTCCCAGTTGGTTCCGGTTGCCAGCGCTGCGTTAGACGGAGACTTGCCGCCGTTTGCCTCATCCCACGCATAGCCTTTAAGACCAAGACCGAATGAGTAGTCCACCTGCATAGTGGTTTCAATCCGTGTCTTGCCGTTAACGGTGTCGATGTTGCTGATCACATCACCTGCATCGTGAACAATGGCGGCAGAGTCAACCAGCGACAGTACGTTGTACTTGGCTGGTGCGGCAGGCGTAACAACTTCGGCCACTGCCAGTGCTGGCGCATCAGTAACAACAACCAGCTTACCAAGGATATCAACAATGCGCACGTTTTGAGCTTGGAACAGTTGCGGCGTGTTGGTTAGGTTATTGCCGATCAGCTTGTGATAGGCGCGACCATTCATAACTTGGGCAATCAGAGAGCTTGACGCATCACCGAATAAGCCGTGACTGTCGTTAATGGCGTTATAGCTCAAACCGGCAGACGCTGAAACGTCAATGGTTGTAGCTGAGCCTTGGTTGCCGATAGCCGCAACTAATGCTGCAATGGCAGTATTTAACTGGTCTTGCAGCAATGCTTCGGCAAAGTTGCGGCTCGCAACTTCGACACCCTCAGCGGTTGGCTTGTTTAACCAAGTTAACTGCGATGGCTCGAAACGGATTGGGCCGAAGCCGCCAGCCACTTTAACAGTGCTGTGATTTAACTGAGTTAAATCAGTCACTGATGGCGTACCCTGCGCGGCGTAACGGTCAACCCGGCGCTGTGCGGTATGAATTGCTGCAAAAAATGACTCTTGCAGGAAGTCACCGTCAAAGGCCGTGGTTGACAGCCGGATAGAGCCACCAGAAGCGGCGTTAAACTTATCAATCATCTGGCCAAGCGTTTCAATAGTCGCTGGCATAATGTACTGATTAAAGACCTGCATTTGCGATAAGGACATAGTGTCACCTCATTATGTTGGTAATTTAAATTTAGCTGCAATAGCAGCCTTGCGCTCTTCGCGCGTGCCGCCAAAGTTGCCCTTACCGAATGAGGCACTGCCACCACCGTTCGAGCCTTTTGCCATGCCGCCGCCAAAGGTGACAACATCGGCTTTCAACAACGGGCTTAGCGAGTCGTCTTTCAATAACTCTGCTTTGAATCCCGCCAAATCAAGCGAAGAGGCACTGCCATCTTCATTTAAAAACGTAACCTTTCCGCTTTCTGCGTCAACTTCGATTCGTGACGCAACCAGCTTCTTAAATGCCGCTCGACCTTGCTCAGTGGCAAGCTCTGCTAAATCCGCAACCAGCGCCGAGCGTTTCTCAGTCTTGATCTGGTTTGCCATACGCTCAATGCGCTCTTGAAACTGCTTCTGAGTTTCGCCAATCCGGCGCTCAGCGTCCGCAAGGATTTCGTCCACCTTGCCCTCTGCCTTTAGCTTTTCAAGCGCTTTGCGCTCTGCTTCTGCCTGGCGCTCTGCTTGTTTCTGCTCGTACTCTGACAGCTTGCCGCTTGTTTCGCGCAACTTGCTGTCTAATCCATCCAAGCTAGATTTCAGCTTGGCGGCTTTAAATTCTGCACTATGGCGATACACTTCGCCGTCTTGCTGGTAGTCTGCCTTAATAAAATCGGGCAGCGCTTCAAATTGATCTTGCGTTAAGTCAGCCACGGGCTAAACCTCTTTTGATTATGGAGCACTGCTCCGACCAGTTAATTCTATACTGCTAATCTG